TGAATAAGGTTTGTCTAAACCAAATTGTTGACCTATATGATTTAAATAATTTTCTGCATTTATTGCATCTAAATCACTATAAAATCCCCAGTGTGAATCATAAACGAGCTGTTCTGCTCCGGGTATGCCCTGTGTTGCACCTGCGCTAGAAATGAGTTCAATGTTATATTTTTCACCTTCATCTTGAAACTGAAATGTTAATGCTTTTACTGAATAATTCGGATCAGCACTTATTCCGCTAGGAACAACATCCAAAAATTTTGGTGTTTTTTTGATATAATAATAATTTTTTGAAACATATTGAAAAGCGGGGTTTGATAAAATAGCATATGCTTTTCTGTATTTTTTACCATCAGGAAGTTTTCTTATAACATCATCACCTTCAAAAACACCAACTCTTCTAAAATCATTATCTACTGTACCATATGAAGGATCCTTATCTGGATCTCTATGAAAATATTTAAAATTAAATTTTCCAGTTAAATCAGTCCAAAAGAAAAAATTTGGTTTTTTATCAACTTCATCTACAGAAAATGAAGCAAGATAATTTAAATATTGAATTGTATCACCAGAAGGATTATGTTCTCTTGTTGATAACGCATTTAAAGGTTTATATAAAACAAAATTTGAAGTTTTATCAACAATTCCAGTAGAAAAACCAGTTTTTGTTACAATTTCTTGAACAAAGGAATCTATTTTTTCTAATACAGGTTTGACGTAAGAGAGATCTTTTATTAATGATGTATTTTGTACTTTTTTATAAACTTCCGTAGTAAAAAATATTCCGATAAAATTTTCTTCAGTATCTGAGGATGCGTTATTTAAATAACTTACAGAAGTAATATTAAAAGTAAAATTTGGATTATTGGATCCATACAAAACTATTGATATTTTTGTTATTTCAAATTGTAAAATTCTAGATACTATATCTTTTTTATCTTGAACTACTAAAACACCATTTGGGAAAACATCATTAATTGTTTCCACCATTTCAATTCTTTCAAATAAACATTCTGTATTTTGTTTTGCAATATCAACAGATTCGCTTCCATCTGAATTTTGTAAAAGAATACTTTTTATATTAGAGTAAGCTGGATTAAAATTTGACTGAGTATTTGGCATTTTTTATTTAAACTTTGCTGTTATAAAAAAACTTTTTGCTTTTCCAAAAAAAGAATTTGTAAAACTTTTTATAGTTTTTGATGAAGTGTTTATAAAAGATTCAACCGTTACATTTGATCCATTATCACCTGTAGTACCATAATTAAAATTTATAGATTCAATTTTATTTGAATCAAATTTAGATTCTCCAGTAGCTGTTATTTTAGATGTTACTGTAAATTTACCATTAGGTTTATCATAAAAATATAAAGTTTTTTCTTTTGAAGTTTTAACTTCTTGTGTATAAAGTAGTTTTTGTATGCTATATGATCCCCCAGAATTTGGATATATTAATACATAAGAATTGCCAGTGACACCAGAAACAAATAAAGTTCCATTTTTTTCTTTTTTGGTAATCATATCACTTGTTCCATAAAATTCATCATCAATTAAAGAAAAAGGACCATCGATGTTAAAATTTCCAACAGAAGAAAATGAAGCCGAATTACCACTATTTGATTGATATGGAAGAATTATACTTCCTCGGGGGAACACATAAGATGTTGTGCCAGAAAGATCTCCCGTCAAAGATATGTCATATTTTCCTTCTTCATTTTTATTAAAAATATTTGCATTTGGTGGTAGTATTTTTAATGGATTTATTTTTTTATTTGCTATAATAAATGACCAAAAACTGTCAGGATTATTATAAATTTTACTAGCCGCTTCAATTAAAGTACTTTTATCATCTAAATCTATAGTATTGGTATTTTCTTTTACTTTTGAAAAATCAATATAAGTAAAAAAATCAGATATAGTAAAGGAACCGATGGTACTTTCAAATTTTGTTTTTGGTAAATTTTCAAAATATTTCATAATATTCTTTAAATTGAATTGGCTGATATTTCTGATTTCGAATAAATTCCACCAGCTCCATAACCATCCGAACCACCGGGAACATATGTTCCTGTTTCAAATTCTGTAAATTGTAAACCTAAAAGTGTTACCGCCGAAGTGCCATTAGGCAACAATCTGATAACTGAATCGGAATTATCGTTTCTTTTTACCATAACAGTATTTAATACACACACTAACGGCGATCCAAGCCAATCTGCTGTAAGATCTCCTTCATCACCAAATCCAGTAGGTGCATTTCCTTTAGTAATTTTCATAGCCCATAAACTTTGGGGATAAGACCTTTCAGGAAGATCTGAAGCTAGTGTTGGATATGATGACTTATTAAAAGATCCAACAATTTGTTCTATTATTTTTGCCTCTTGTACGTTTTTTGGAACTAATACATACTGAAAAAAATATTGTTTTCTTGCTTCTGAAATCATAGACATTTCAGCAATATTACTAAAACGCCTATAAGTTGTAGTGGCAAATACTCTTTCATAATATGACATGGCAGGTGCTGCCATTCTTTCTAATTGTCTTAAGGTTCCACCAATCCCACCACCTGCATTAGCTATAGCTGCTTTCGTTAAAATGGGACCAACCGGATTACTATTGCTTTCACCGAACTCATGTTGAACGATATAACCGGGTTCTTTGGGTAAAGGTAATTTGATATGATTAAAAGCTCTAGATATTACTCCAGCTCTAGTTCTTTGCGTATTTATTAGAGAATAATCAGCAGCATAAAAATTTAACCATAAAGGTTGTTCGGTTGCATAAGATCCCAATGGAAATTGATAGAAGGCCATTTTAAATATTTAGATAAATTACCTAAATATTTTGATGGCATACAAAACTAAATACAAACCCGAAAATAAACAAAAATATGTTGGGGATATTAACAATATAGTTTGTAGGTCTTTGTGGGAAAGATCTGTATGTAAATTTTTAGATCAAAATCAAAATATATTGAAATGGTCTTCCGAAGAAATACAAATACCATATTTGAATCCATTTGATAATAAAATGCACAACTACTATCCAGATTTTTTAGTCCAATTTAAAGATGGAGAATCTTTAAAATGTTGGTTATTGGAAATAAAACCAAAAAAACAAACTTATTTAAAAGAAAATGCTTCGAAGAAAGAAAAAATAACTTGGGGCATCAATCAAGCAAAATGGAATGCTGCAAAAAATTATTGTGATAAAAATAATTTTGAATTTAAAATACTAACAGAAAAAGAACTATTCACAAATGGCTAATCCACAAAACTCAATTTTTGAAATTAAAAATTTTTTTGGTAGGCATCTAGGACTGCAAAGAGACAATAGATATAGTATTATATTTGAAAATTTGCCACCAGAAGTTCCAGTTTTACCTGAACAAGATTTGTATTCAATAACAAGTGCTGCTGGCGCAAGAGGTATCGATGCTATTGCTGACAATCTTGCTGGATATGGACCGGGAAGAATTGTACCTAGATCTCAAAAATTTGTTGGTGGAGTATTACTGACATTTCCAATAACGAATGATAATTTTATTGTAGATTTTTTTAATAAATGGTTTAATTCAATTTATTCTGGTGGAAGAAATGCAAATAATAAACCTTATCTTGTTCAATATTATGACACCCACGTTTATAATGTAAAAATGAGATTAAAAATATTAGATCCGAATGGAAATATAAACAAAACTCTTTTGTTTCATGAAGTGTTTCCAGTCGAATGTATGCCTTTTGAATTTAATATGGCACAAGCAAATGAATATTTAAAATATCAAGTATTGATGAATTATCGTGAATTTACTTTAATTTAAAATGGAATATCAAATGGATTTAGCAAAAGAAATAAACAATTTTTTACCAAAATATAAAACTACATTGCCCTTTTCAAAAAAGGATGTAACGTTCGTACCATTTAAAGTAAAAGATGCAAAAAATATTGCTACTATTTTACAAGAAAATAACAGATATCTTGCTTTTAATGCTATGGTAGATATTTTAAAAAGAAACGTGGAAGGAGTTAATGTTAATGATCTTTGTTTAGCGGATGCAGAATTTTTATTTTTACAAATAAGATCAAAAAGTGTTGATGAAATGTTAAATTTGGTATACAATAAAGAAAAAATACAGATTAATATATCCGAGATAAAGGCAACAAATAGTCTACAAAATGAACAAATATCAGTTGGAGAAAATTTAGCAATTATTGTAAAAACGCCTACTGTTAAAGATTTATTGAAGATAAATGGGACAGAAAAAGAAGATTTTATTAAAGCATCAATAAAAAATGTTTTATTAAAAAATGAAATATACGATTGTTCAAAATTTATGCCAGATGAAATAAAAGAAGTAATGGCAAATTTACCTTTAAATATCATAACAAAACTTGATGATTTTTTGAAAAAAGAACCACAGTTATATTTGTCAGTAGAAACTAGTGAAGGTAAGAAGGAGGTCTCCGGGTTACTTAATTTTTTTATCTATCGGTAAAGTTTTTTGATTTAGCTGATTATTTTTCAACTAACTTTACCATGATTAGCAAGTACAATTGGAGAATATCTGATATTGAAATGTTGGCACCTTGGGAGAGAGAAGTATACATTACATTAATTGTAGCCAACGAAGAAAGAAAAAAAGAACAAAACATGCAAAATTCAATAATGCAAGGAAATAATTTTTAATGAATGAAGAAAATAATATTTCAATGGATTTTGAAGCAGAGAGACAACTAATGTCTCCTATTATTAATGTTTTTAATGAAGAAATTTCTACCACAAATAATGTTTTATTTGATCCAAAACTACCAGAGTCTAATTTGATTCAAAGCGTAGAGTCTACGCAATTACCACAAACAGAATTAATTGTATCTTCAACAATAAATGAAACAAATTCAATAGACAATTTATTACCAGATTCAAAATTAATATCTCAAAATTTTAGTGTAGAATTGCCAGAATCATCTTTTATAGTTCCTACAGAAACTATAGATTCTTTCAGTTCTCAGATGCTCCAACCACAATTTTCTAAAACAATATCTCCATCAAATGTTGATGGTGATATCGATTCTTTGTATCAAAAAACTAAATCTTTAGAACAAATGATTTTAGATTTACAAAATAAAGGTGATGGTTGGTTAAAATCAAAAGAGAGAGATTCTTTTGAAGAAAGACCTACGGTAGAACCAACAAATTTGGTATTTGAACAAAGAAAAATGCGTTCTAGCACTATTCCAGAATGGGCATAAAAAAAACCCCCTTTCGGGGGTTTTCTTTAATCATTCTCCATTTCGGAGAAATATTTTAGAGGATCTTTTTCCTCCACATCTTCCACAACTGAAGTCTCTTCAACATCATCCTCAATGCTCTTACTTTCAGCAAACTGAGCACGGATGTCGTCTCCGACAGACTTCTTGAATCTGGCATTCAACTCGTCAAAGCTCTTAAACTGACTCTTGTCAACGAAGGGCTTGAGCGGGTACTGCTTCTTCCAAATTTCTTCAAGCTTCTTGTCCTCGCCACCAAACAAAGGTGCTGGTGTCGCAAACTCGCTTCGGTCGTAGTTAACATAACCACCGACGTTGCGAATCTTAATTTTAAAGTCTGCACCAGTCCAAAAGTTAAAGGGGTCTACTGCAACTTCATCTTGGAATTCTGGATGAGCAAGGCTTTGGATCTTCTGGAAGATCTTAGTACCATACTGATAAAGGAAGACCTTTCCCTTATTCTCTGGATTAGCAGGATCTTCAATAACCAAGATATTGGAAATGTAAGTCAGCTTACGCTTACGATTACGTGCAATGTTTTTATCATCCTCAATACCACTGTTCCACAATTCCGTATTTGCTGCACACACCGGGCACTTTTCACCAATGGTAGTTGGGCAGTTTTCATAGAACCAGCCACCCTTGCCCTTGAAGGTATGGCTATAAACCGCCACAAATGGGCTATCTTCATTTTCTATTTCTGGCAGAAAACGAATTACAGCGTATCCATTTCCCGCTTTGTCAATTCCTGGTTTCCACATTCTTTCATCTTTATAACTTTCTTTAGAAGTCATCTTATCAAGACGCTCAGTTAAAGATGCGACCGAATTTTTACTCTTCTTTTTAAAATCTGAAAAATTTCCCATATTATTCTTTCCCCAAGGATCTACCTTGGCCTTGTTGTTTATCAATATACAATACAATCAATCAATAGGCAAACGTTTTACTTTTGTTTTTTTTAAAAAATTTAAATCTACTGCTTCAATTTCAATTTTTTCTATAAGAGGTTTAGTTAACAATTTTCCAGCAGCATTTGGTTCAATGTTCATTTCTTCTGCTAATTCCAACACACAATCCATAAATGGTAATTTTGTAGTTTTTACTCTTTGTAAAACTTTATTTGAAAAAATTTCTTTAGCAGAATCATCAATATACATAATTAATCATACTCCAGTTTTATTGAAAAGCAATATTAAAATCTATCTAAATATTCTAGAACTATTTAGAGGACAAAATGCCAGCAGACATAGACCCAAATCTTGTTATAGAAACTTCAGGACTTACCGCAGCAGTCGCAACAGATACTGTTGTATTTTCTGGCACAACAGCACACTTTCAATTAATAAAATTGGCTTATGGGCTGACTGGCGCTGCCACCATAGTATCGTCAACAAATCCGCTACCCGTATCTGTTTCTTCGGGTATGACTGCCACCATTTCAGGATTTACTGGTACATTAGCGGTAGAAGGTGTTGTTGGAGGTGAACCTTTAACTGTAACGGGAACAATAATTGCAACTGGAAATACTTCTGCTCCGGTATATGTTTCTCATGTCAGCGGTTCTCCTGTAGAAGTTACAGGAGGAAGAATTTTAACAAAATCTTCCGATTCCATTTCTGTTTTTGGTCCTGCTGGGAATACATGGATATATTCAAATTTAGTAAATTCATCTGGAAATCAAATCGGCGTTACGTCAAATCCACTAATCGTACAACTTAGCGGTGCTACTATTAGTGCCACAATGAGCACTACTGTAGGAGTTACTAACGATAGCGCAACAAGCGGATTACGTGTTCAAGGTCTTTCTGGAGGAACTTCTTTAGCGGTTACTGTAGGAAATACAGTTGGTATAAACGATACTTCAATTTTAAGTTCCATGAGTGGAATTTCTGCACAACTCGGAACATTAAATACAAATCTCTCTACTCTTGGTATTTCGGTTCCATCATCATTTAAAACAGGAAGAGTATCTGTAACATCTTCGTCGGTAGTCCAAATGGATTCTTCTGGCTATACTTGTGAAAATGGAATAACAGTAAAAGCAATAAATGCAAATACTAATGTTGTTTATATGGGAAATACATCAGGACTGGTAGGAACTTCTTTCGGTCACGCTCTATACGAAGGTGATGAAATTTTCTTAAAATTAAATAATACAAATAAAATTTATTTGATAGCATCTACAGGAACACAAATAGTTACATACGTAGCATCTTAAAATGAGTACATCTTCGTTAAACCAAGTAAAAACCATGTCAAATTATGGTTTTTACGTTTCTGGAAATACCTCAGATCCAATTTTTGCT